TCCAGTTGAGTCAGGTGATGGTTATCGCTATCGTGGTCGTGGATTAATTCAGTTAACAGGTAAATCAAATTACGAGAAGTTTGCAGAAGGGATTGAGTCAACACTTGAAGAAGCAGTTGAATACCTCACAACACCTGAAGGTGCTGTTGAATCTGCTGCATGGTTCTGGGCAAACAACGGATTGAATGAGTTGGCAGATACCGATGACATTACAAAAGTAACTAAGCGTATCAATGGCGGCACAATTGGTTTAGCAGAACGTGAAGCTCATACAGAAGCTTTCAAAGAAATGTTTGGAGTATGAATCTTCATAAATAATCAAAATGGAGATTTATACCAATGGCAACACCAAGAACAAGAGCCGAATTTAAAGAATACTGCCTTCGTAAAATAGGTAAACCTGTAATTGAAATCAATGTTGATGATGATCAGGTTGAAGATCGTATTGATGAAGCGCTAAAGTATTACTATGACTATCACTTCGATGGTACTGAAAAGATGTATTATCGTTATGTCTTTACTGCAGCAGATCGTCCGGATGCTATTAAAGAAATCATAGTCAATGATGGCGGCACAGCGTATTCTAATAGTGATACAGTTGTTATTACTAAGTCTTACGGTGATACACTTGCTTCAGGTGCTGCTGCAACACTAGTAACATATGCCAATGGAACTATCAATACAATTACTATGACAAACAACGGGTCTAACTATAGAATAGATCCTACTATTACTATCACAACTTCAACAGGTTCTGGTGCAGATCTTTCTGGCTATGTTGGCGGATATGTTACATTGCCACAGAATATCATTGGTGCAGTAAATATCTTTGATATCGGCGACTATATTGCAACAAACAATATCTTCAATCTTCGCTATCAGATTGCTTTAAATGATCTTTACACATTGACCTATCAGTCAATGGTTCCGTATTTTATGGCATTCCAACACATCCAGTTGCTAGAACAACTGCTTGTTGGTAAACAACCAATCAGATACAACAGAAACACCAATCGTCTTTATATTGATGCTAACTGGAGTAATATTGCCACCGGGTCATATTTAATTGTTGAAGCATATCAGATCATTGACCCAGTCAAGTTCCCAGATACCTGGAGTGATCGCTGGCTACAGCGTTATGCAGCAGCATTGATTAAGAAACAATGGGGCACAAATCTAACGAAGTTCAATGGTATTCAGTTGCCAGGTGGTGTCACATTCAACGGTGAAAAAATCTATAATGATGCCGTAGAAGATATGCAAAAGATGGAAGCAGAAATGAGCATGAGCTATTCGTTACCAGCTTTTGATATGATAGGCTAACGCATGGCAACTTCTTTATACTTCAATAACTTCGGTGCATCCAATGAACAGACACTAATAGAAGATCTCATCATTGAGTCAATAAAGATCTATGGTTTGGATGTGTATTACATCCCAAGAACAGAGAACAGTATCTCAGATGTTTTCCGTGATGTTCAGTATAGCACCTTTGATAATCCTATCTTCGTTGAGATGTATATTCAAAATGTTGATGGATTTCAGGGTGATGGCGAGTTCCTTTCTAAGTTTGGTGTTGAAGTTCGTGATCAAATTACGTTCACTATGTCTCAAAGAATCTTCAATCAAGAAGTTGGCGGATATACATCTGAATCTCGTCCTATTGAAGGCGATATCATTTGGTTCCCATTGACTGCTTCTTTGTATCAAATTAAATATGTAAATAAGAAAGCAATCTTCTATCAACTAGGTGCTTTACAGACATATGATATTGTGTGTGAGTTGTATGAAGGCAATTCAGATATCTTCAACACAGGTATTCCTGAGATAGATAATACGTATAATGCACTATCATTGACAGATGATAGTTATGTGCTATTGGCAGAAAACGGCGACACACTAATAACAGAATACGGCGAAAGCATCTTGAACGAGAACTATAGCCTTGATGCAATCGATGTTCAAGCAGACAATGATGTATATGAACTTGGAACAAATATTGACTTCATTGACTTTACAGAAATCGATCCATTCTCAGAAGGGGGCGTAAGAATCTAATGCTTTCAGTCCCTTTCTATCATTCACTGTTCAGAAAATATGTTATCATCTTTGGCACGCTGTTCAATAACATTCGTATTGAGCGTGTTAATCAAGCAGGAGCTGTTGCTCAGACATTGAAGGTTCCTATTGCCTACGGACCTCGTGAGAAATATCTAGCTCGTGCTGTAGGAAACCCAGACGGCATTGCTGTTCAAGCAATTCAACTTCCACGTATGGCATTTGAAGTTACAAACATATCATACGCTGCTGACCGTAAATTGCAGACAACAAGAGCTGCAATGACGGCTAATAATATCACTGGTGTCAATGTCTACAAAAAAGTATTTACGCCTGTTCCTTATGATATTGATTTTTCTCTTTCAATCATGGCAAAGAACACAGAAGATATGACTCGTATTGTTGAGCAAATTCTTCCATACTTTACACCTGAATGGACAATCTCTGCAAAACTTCTTCCTGATTTTGATCAGTATACCGACATTCCTATTGTTATTGGTCCTGTTCAAATTGAAGATACTTATGATTCTGCATTTACTGAAAGACGTGCTTTAATATACACAATCAACTTTATGATGAAAGCATATCTGTATGGTCCAGTAACACAATCTAAATTGGCTAAGATTGTTAATATCAACTATAGTATTCCTGTTGATATTGACACACCAATTGATGAAGTTCTTCCTGTAGAATTGCAAGCAGTTCGTCCTGGTCTTGATGCTAATGGAAATCCAACAACAGTGCTTGCTGATACTATTCCTTATTCACAGATTGATGAAATCGATCCTTACGGTTATATTGACACAAAGACGTTATTCCCAAATGGCTAAAGATGATGTGATCTCTCAAAGTTTAGGTATTGATATCCCAACACAGCCAACAAAGATGATTGAGTTACTTCCGGCAAGACCTAAGATTGATACGAATGACTTTGAGTATGCAAGACGTAATACCTATGATGTTATTGAAAAGGGTATGTCTGCTCTTGAAGATATTATTGATATTGCAAAACAGTCAGAGTCTGCAAGAGCGTTTGAGGTTGCAACAAACCTCATGAAAACGATGCTTGATGCAAACAAAGACCTTATGCAGTTGAATAAAGATAACAAAGAACTAAACCGTGATGATAAAACACCTGATAAGCAGGTGACAAATAATAACTTGTTTGTTGGCTCATCTGCAGAACTACTAAAGATGATAAAGCAAGAAAATGAACCAACCTAGCACAGCATATTTAGGTAATAATAACTTAAAGCGTTCTAATATTAAACTTGAATTTAGCAAGGAACAGGTTGCTGAGTATATCAAGTGTGCTAGCAATGTTGAATATTTCTGTGCAACTTATGTAAAGATTGTCCATGTAGATAGGGGACTTATTCAATTTCAACCATACGAATATCAGAAAAAAATGTTCAAGACTTTTGATGATAATAGATATTCTGTATGCAAGATGCCTCGACAGGTTGGTAAGACAACAGGGGTTGTTGGATATCTTCTACACAAACTTCTTTTCAACGAAACCTTTAGTTGTGCTGTTCTTGCAAACAAAGAATCACAATCAATCGAAATTCTTTCTCGTATGCAACTTGCCTATGAGTGGTTGCCTAAGTGGCTTCAACAAGGCATAGTTGAATGGAACAAGAAATCAATTGAACTAGAAAATGGTTCTAAATGTCTTGCAGGTGCAACAACATCATCTGCTATTCGTGGGCGCTCGTTCAATCTAATCTATCTTGACGAGTTTGCCTTCGTGCCTAGAAACTTGCAGGATCAATTCTTTTCATCCGTGTTTCCAACGATTTCATCTGGTTCATCAACTAAAGTTCTTATTACCTCAACACCAAACGGCATGGATCTATTTCATAAGATTTGGATTGAATCCGAACAAGGCAAGAATAACTTTGCTCGTGTTGATGTTCACTGGTCAGATGTTCCTGGGCGTGACCAGGCCTGGGCAGACGAAATGATCCGCAACACATCTAAAGATCAATTCAGGCAAGAATTTGAGTGTGAGTTTTTAGGTTCAACCAACACACTTATTCATCCAGCAATACTTTCAAAACTTGTATGGTTT